GCTGAAGAGTGGGCGCATACGTGGGCGGCGGCTGAAACCAAGACAAATAAATTGACTTATGAGGAGGCAAGCCGTGGCTATTAATCTTAAATCAACCGGCAATCTAGCTGGTAACGGTGTCAAGCTCTTGGTCTACGGCCAAGCAGGTGCAGGAAAAACTAGCCTAATTCCAACGCTGCCTAACCCAATCGTTTTAAGCGCCGAAGGTGGCCTTTTATCGATTCAGGATGCGGAGCTGCCTTACATCGAGATAACAACAATGGCCGAGCTGCAAGAGGCTTACAAATGGCTAAATGAATCTGCCGAGGCTGGGCAGTTTGAATCGGTGGCCATTGACAGCATTTCGGAAATCGCTGAAGTCTGTCTGAACTATGAGAAAAAGGTCAACAAAGACCCGCGAGCCGCTTACGGTGCTATGCAGGAACAGATGGCCGACATTATTCGCGTCTTCCGTGATTTGCCAGCAAAGCACGTTTATATGAGCGCGAAGCTCGAGAAAACGCAGGATGAAATGGGTCGCATCTTGTACGCACCATCAATGCCAGGCAACAAGACCGGTCAATCCTTGCCGTATTTCTTTGACGAAGTTCTTGCGCTTAGAGTTGAGCGTGATGCCGATGGAAACAGCCAACGTGCCTTGATGTGCGACTCCGATGGCCTTTGGTTAGCCAAAGATCGATCTGGCAAGCTCGAATCGTGGGAAGCGCCTGACCTGACAATGATTATTGCAAAGATTGGAGCCAAGGTATGAACATCAACATTGCCATCGTTATGACTCTGGCCATCTTTGCTGAAACCATCGTGGAGTGGATTCTATGAACGACATCGAAGCATTAAGCAAAGAATGGACAATTGCCAAAATGGATGAAACAACGGCGACAAACTACCGTCGCCAGATTGAGGATAAATTGGTTAAGCAGTTTTTAATCCTTGAATCGTTTGAGGGAACTCAAAACCGTCAAGTTGGCCAATATGTGATCAAGATTGAAGGCCGTATGAACCGCAAAGTCAACGCCGACAAGCTACAAGAGTTGGCAGCTACGAACGGACTTGAGGCGCATTTAAGCAGTTTGTTTCGCTGGAAACCTGAGATTGCTTCGGCAGCTTGGAAAGCAGCAGATGAGAGTATTACCAAACCCCTGTTGGGAGCCATTACCACAACACCTGGCCGCCCAACATTTACCATCACCATGTTAGGAGAAGAATAATGGCTTTTTTAGATCAAACCTTTTCGGCTGAAGATATGCCGGTTTCAGAAAAATCGTATGAACCGCTACCAGCGGGTTGGTACACGGCCAGTATTACTGGCGCTGAATTGAAGAACACCAAAGCAGGAACTGGCCAGTACATTGCGATTCGTTACGACATTATCGGGCCAACGCATCAGGGTCGCATTGTCTTTGGCAACTTGAACATTCGCAACCCTAACCCAAAGGCAGAGGAAATCGGAAGGCAACAACTTGGCGAAGTCATGCGCGCTATTGGGATCGCCAAGGTAGCCGACACAGATGAATTGATTGGTGGCCAACTGTCGATCAAAGTGGATATTCGTTCTAGTGAGCAGTACGGCGACCAGAATGAAGTCAAAGCATTTAAAGCCATTGCTGGTTCGACGCCTCCGGCACCAGTAGCAAAGGCCGCTACCGCTAAGAGTGGCAAAGCTGCGCCACCGTGGCAAAAGAAGTAACAAAAAAAGGGCACGGTTTTATCCGTGCCCGAATAGTCCACACATAGAGGAGAAAGGAATCATGAAAATTCCAGAGCCAGAATACAGCATTACCAACCTGATTGACAAGCACCATGAAAGCCGTCAGGAACCACCACGGCCACACTTGGGCGCATCGACCTTGGGTCATGCGTGTGACCGCTGGTTGTGGCTGTCGTTTCGTTGGGCAGTGCAACAGAAGTTTGATGGTCGTGTTTTGCGAATGTTTCGCCGAGGAAACTTAGAAGAAGCGCAAATCGTTAGCGACCTTCGTGCCATTGGCATTGATATCCAACGCACGACCGGCAACCAATCCAGAGTTAGCTTTGGCTCTCACGTATCTGGCAGTTTGGACGGTGTAATCAAATCAGGTGTGCCAGGCGCATTAAAGACCGAACACGTAGCCGAATTTAAAACCCATAGCGCCAAGTCGTTTAACGATGTGGAAAAGAAGGGTGTCGAAGAATCCAAGCCAGAGCATTTTGTACAGATGCAGGTGTACATGGCTGGCACTGAGATTGATCGAGCGTTGTACGTGGCCGTTTGCAAGGATGATGACCGCATCTATACCGAGCGAGTGAAGTTTGATAAAGAGGTGGCCGAGAAAGCCATAGCGCGAGGCAAGCGCATTGCTTTGGCTGACCGTATGCCAGAGCCATTGTCGGCTGACCCAACGTGGTATCAATGCAAGTGGTGCCCTGCGCATGACTTTTGTTTTGGTTCCAAGATTACCAAACACGCTAATTGCAGAACCTGCGCTAATAGTACGGCGCTAGAGAATTCAACGTGGCGATGTGAGCGCCATGATGCTGACGATATACCTGTTGAATGGCAACGTGAAGGCTGTGATTCGCATGTATTGCATCCCGATCTGGTGCCATATCAGCGTAAGGAAAGTGATAACAAATGGCAAGCCATTTACGTCATCAATAACAAAGATGTTATTAACGGCGAGCCTGATACCAATGTTTTTGGCTCAAAAGAAATACTTGCTAATCCCACTGTGTGTGCTAATCCTGATGAGTTTGCGACAGAGTTCCGTCGTGAGTTTAATGCGCGGGTGGTTGGTTAATAAAAATCATGAGGATATATGAATGAGTTGGCTCTTTTCGCGGGTGCTGGTGGAGGAATACTTGCCAGCAAAATGCTTGGATGGCGAACTGTCTGCGCAGTCGAATGGGAACCCTATCCCGCAAGCGTACTTGCCGCAAGACAAAATGAAGGATTTCTTGAAAGTTTCCCGATTTGGGATGACGTTCAAACCTTTGCCGGAAAACCTTGGCGAGGAATTGTTGACGTTGTATCTGGAGGATTTCCATGCCAAGACATTAGTTCAGCAGGGAAAGGTGCAGGAATTGACGGAGAACGAAGCGGAATGTGGCGAGAAATGGCACGGATTATTAGCGAGGTACGACCAAGATACGCATTCGTGGAGAACAGTCCAATGCTCGTTACTAGAGGACTTGAACGAGTCCTTGCAGACCTTACCTCAATGGGGTATGACAGTCGGTGGGGAATTGTATCTGCTTCCGACATTGGTGCAAACCACAGACGAGAACGAATCTGGATTGTGGCTCACTCCAAGCACGATAGATATCCCAACTCGATCAGCGGAATCAATGAAAAAAAGATTGGAGTATCGCAAAAAGATAGGCAGAAATGGGGTGGGTGCGGGATGCCTGTCAGAGCAGGTGGAATGGTCGGGGACAGGGCCGCCAATTGGTTACATAACCAAGGAAACTTGGCCAACTCCAACGGCGAATATGCACAAGGAGAGCAGTGCAGCAGTAATTCGCAAGGACGGCCAAGATCGGTCATGGGGCAGCTTGCATTATGCGGTGGAGCAAGTGACAAACATTGGTGGGAGATTGAACCCAACGTGGGTCGAGTGGCTAATGGGGTGGCCGCTAGGGTGGACAGACTTAAAGCCATTGGTAACGGACAAGTGCCATTGTGTGCAGCAACCGCATGGAGAATCTTAAATGCTCCGTGACTACCAACAACGAACCATCAACCAGCTCTATGAGTGGTTTGGCAAGAACAAAGGCAATCCATGCTTAGTGCTACCTACTGGCTCTGGCAAGAGCCACATCGTAGCCGCACTTTGCAAAGAAGCTGTACAGCAATGGCCAGAGACAAAAATCTTAATGCTTACGCACGTTAAAGAATTGATCGAGCAAAACGCTGAGAAGATGCGCCAACATTGGCCAGGCGCTCCGCTTGGAATTTATTCAGCAGGTATCGGCAAACGTGACTTAGGCGAGCCAATTACGTTCGCTGGCATTCAATCGGTGCGCACTAAGGCTGACTTTCTTGGCCATATTGATCTGGTTATCATTGACGAATGCCATCTGGTTAGTCACAAAAACGAAGGTGGCTACCGCACGTTGTTGGCTGAATTAAAGGTTATCAATCCAGAGCTGCGCGTAATCGGTTTAACGGCCACACCGTACCGTCTTGGCCACGGTCTTATCACGGACAAGCCAGCTATCTTTGATGACTTAATAGAGCCGGTCAGCATTGAGGAATTGATCTACAAAAGGCATCTGGCCACGCTTCGGTCAAAGACCACCACAACCAAGCTGGACACCAGCGATGTTAAAAAACGCGGCGGCGAGTTCATTGAGGCCGAACTACAAAAGGCCGTGGATACCAGAAAGAATAACGAGAGTGTTGTGGCCGAAGTCATTCGCTTGGCTGGTGATAGAAAGTCGTGGCTATTCTTTTGCGCAGGTATTAATCATGCAAAAAATGTATCGATTGAGCTGCGCGACCAAGGTATCAAGTCGGCTTGCATTACTGGCGAGACATCAAAGACAGACCGCGAGCGAATCATCCATGAATTTAAATCTGGAAAAATAAGGGCACTAACAAATGCTAACGTACTTACTACTGGTTTTGATGCTCCTAATATTGATCTGATTGCCATGCTGCGCCCAACCATGAGCGCAAGTCTTTATGTTCAGATGGCGGGTCGTGGAATGCGGATCAAAGATCACATCGATCATTGCTTAGTACTAGATTTTGCGGGTGTGGTCGAGACGCATGGCCCGATCACCAACGTGCAGCCACCCAATAAAGCAGGAACTGGCAACGGTGAAGCGCCGGTCAAACTTTGCACGGAGTGCCATGAACTCTGTGCCATATCAATCAAAGTGTGTCCATCTTGTGGCCACGAATTCCCGCCATCGGTACCAAAGCCATTGACGTTGCGCCACGACGATATTATGGGTGTGGATGCCAAGGAAATGATTATTACCGGCTGGAACTGGCGCAAGCACATTAGCAATAACAGCGGCAAAGAAATGTTAGCCGTTAGTTATTATTCAAAGAATTTATCCGATCCATCGATCACCGAATACCTGCCACTCCGTCACGACGGCTATGCGGGGGACAAAGCAGTTAATGAATTAGCAAAAATGGCCAATGCGTCGGGTGTGGGTAGCCGTGAGTTATTTGCAACAGGCATAACAAAACTTGACTCGATTGCAAAATATATGAATGATGGAAAACCACCGGCAACGATCAAATATAAAAAAGAAGGCAAGTTTTATCGCGTCTTATCAAGGAACTGGAATGACTGAACGAATCCCAACTGAACACGAAGAGCAGCGCGAAGTTGTCAAATGGTTTCGCCAGACGTATGAGAATGTAAGAATCTTTGCCATTGCCAATGGTGAAAAACGATCTATCACGGTGGCCAGTAGATTGAAGGTCGAGGGAGTTAGTCCAGGCGTTCCCGATCTATACGCACCAGAATGGAAACTATGGATTGAAATGAAGCGCATCAAGGGTGGGTCAGTTAGCGCAGTGCAAAAAGATTGGCATAACTACTTGCGAGGCATTGGTGACACGGTGCTGGTGTGTAAAGGAGCTGATAATGCAAAAGAGCAAATAATAAAATTTAGGGAGGGGAAATGACCATTAAATTCTGCACTAATTGCCAAAGCAATCGTGACATTGCTGGTGGTACTTATCGCAAAACCAGAACGAGTGGCCGCTGGATTTGCCAACCATGTTCGGAGCGCAAAACGGAAAGTATTTATGCGAACAAATCAGGCAAGATTGCTGACGTTAAAACCATCATGGAAAAACTATATAGGGGAGCAAAATGAGCGACTACGATATACATTCTTGCGGGTATTACTGCGATAGACACGCTTGCATTGTGGTGCAGCGCAATGAGTTGAGGGATAAGTTGTTTGAAGAAATCCGCACGTCCGAAAGGAGTATACAAACTTCGGACAACAAAGATGCAGAATCCGCACAATCATTGTGGCGCAAAAGACAAAATAGCAGTGATATTAATAGCTCACAAGGTCGCATACGAATCATTAACGAGACAAAGTTTTTTGAGTGGTGGAATGGTGATGAACTTGTTGAGGGTACCGGCTACGAAAAAGGAACACCAATCTATTGGGCTATGCAGGGTTGGCAAGCTGCAAATAAAGAACCGTGGGTGAAAACGTACTCAGGTGGTAAGCCGAACTATACGCAGCCAAAAGAATGGATCAGTCTGACGGATGATGAAATCGCCGATGCATTTGGCGACTACATGGATTCTATGGATGAAACAGAAGAAGAAGAACATAACTGGGACTATGAGCGGTTGATTGAGGCCAAGGTAAAAGAAAAGAATGGTTATTTGAAAGAAGAAAAATGAATTGTAAAGATTGCGGCGCTAAAACATACGTAGCAGAAACTAGAAAAAATCTTGGTGGGATTAGACGGTTACGCAAATGCAATAAATGTGAATTTAGAGCTTATACCGGCGAGGTCTGGTTAGCTTTGTTGCCACCGCCAGAGCCGAAACCTATTTACACTAAAGAAGAAGCAGCAGCAATAAAGAAGCGAGAAGTATCAATCCGAAGAAAAAACGAAGATAGGAGAAACAATGAAAAAACGGAATCACATTAGCATGAGCGATCACTACATTTACACGCCATCAACCACGGATGTAACGATTCGTTGGCGCGCAAAGTACGGATGGGTGCCGCCATCAGAAGACCCAAAGTTTATGAAAAAATGGGCTGATTTTCGTATGCACTGCGCGCAAGGTATTGAGCAAATCGTCAATCAATAAAAAAAGCCCAGGCAACGAGCCTGGGCTAAGACGCTGTTAGTGGCAGCGCGAAAAAATTAATTAAGCTGCGATATCAAACTCAAGCCAAGCATCTTCTTCATCATCGAAGTACAACCATGCTTCCAGTTCGTCGTTGAAGTAGTAAGCGTAGCCAGCGTCGTCATAGTCAACATCAGTATCTTCAACCCAATCGTCCGACTCTTCGTCGTAGTAGCAAAGCGCGCCGTCTTCGTCGTAAGCAAACTCAAACTCATCATCTTCCAAAATTACCAAAATTGTAACCGACATAATAGCTCCCAATTAAATGCAGCCCCCACGGCTACCAAGCTATATTACCCGTCGATTCTTACACTTTAAAGACGTTTCCGCGGAAATAAATGATACCTTCTTCCTCATTTAATACCTCACACAACTCCGGCGGTAATAGCTTGCCGTTATAGAAAGTAAGTACCGCAAAACCTGAGCGGTGGTTCTTGGGGTTATCTTCTGAGTAACTAAATTGTTGGCCGTTAACGTCTGCCAAGCTGCCGGTATCGACGCCGTAGCGCGTGCCAGTGTAATCCGTCCACGGCGTTACTTTAAGGCTATGCAAGTGCCCTGTGACGATCGACGCGCCCGATTTAAGGGTATTGTTATATATTGCGTGGACGCCGTTATGGTATCGGTGCTTAATCATACAGCTACCATTAACCATAATTGAGGTTGAAAACTTCCAGCGCGGGAAATGATCGGTAAGGTTCATACCAATAATGCCCTTAAAGCCGTCGCCGACCTGCGCGGCTAGACGCGCATTAAAACGCATATCGTGATTGCCCCATGTCCAATGCAATTTACTGTTTAATGATGCCGCTTCGATCTCAGACAGGCGCTCTTGGCATGCTTCAAGTTCTTGCTTAACACTGGGCGTGGCTTCCCAAGTGCCGCCTGGCGGGTGACGACTGATTGATGCGCCGTCAAAAACGTCGCCGTTCATCACAATCGCTTTGGGTTTTAGTTCTTTGGCAAACAGCACAAACGCGCGGTGTGCTGTTGATACAATGTTAGGCCAATAGTGACAGTCACTAGCAACCATAATGCTGCCGCTATCTAATTCAAAATTAACGCGAATCCCGTTTTCAGGTATTGAGATTTTAAAATCAGGACTACGCGAGCTTGCTGCGTTTAGAATGACGCCATGCTTTTTTTCTATTTTACGGCGTCGCACATTAACCGCACGTATCGATAACCCAGTTTCATTAGCCATATCGGTTACAGATTGTAATCGACGCCACGCCGCAATAAAATCATCATCCGATACTTTAGTCGCCATTAATTCACCTTACGCACAAACTCCCCACACCAATCGGTTCTATCAGTTACTGGTGAGCAGCTATCATAGCCGCCTTCCATTTCGATTATTGTGGGAGGGTATCGGAAACAAAAACCTAAATCTTCTTTTGGTTCGCAAGAGAAAAAAGCACATGATACACACGCTGGCATACAATCGATTGGTATAGATTTTTTAGGCATTTGAGCTATATACCATACAATTATTAAAATTATGTTAAATATAGAGCGCGTTCATCTTTTCTACGGTTTTCTAACCCCTTTAGAACTTTTCCGCCCGCTTTGCAATACTTTAAGAGTTCATCAGCAGCACCCTGGTAATCGCCTCTGTTATGCTTCTGGCGCAGGGTTGATCGTTGCAGCGTCCCCAAACCTACGTTAAAACTAAAGCTCACAAGAGCGTCAAGCCAGCTTTGATTATTAGCAGCGCTAGGACAATAGCGCAGAACTCCCGCAACAAACCGATCAAGGTCTTTTTGAAGAATGGCATCGACTTCCTCCATTGTGAATGTTCGGTTCCACTCCGTAGGACAAGGTAGGAACTTCCTATCATCTACCGACAATTTCGTATGATTTCCATCGATTACATGGCCTACGCCGATTGTCCACAGGGCAGCGGGGCACCGATATGGTTTTAACCGTACACCTTCATGGTGCTTAATCATGTTCAATGCTTTGGCGCTGATCATCTAATAACCTATAGGTTTAGGAACACGAGGAATTATGTAACTCATAAGTTACTTCCCAAACGCCCTACCGCCAAAGTGAAACGCAATAATCGAAGCAAACAGCGCCTGAGTCTCGTTATCCCAAAGCTGTTCAGCCAACTGAACAAAATCCACACCGCTAGTCAAACCTTTGTACGCCAACACGCCGTCGATACCCACCAGCAAGAAGAAAAAGCCATAAGTTATTACCGGTCTAACACTAGCGCGGAGGTCTTTCATCCACTGCGACGTACCTTCGTTTAGGCTAGTGTCGTGCGCGTAGATAGCTTGCATCTCCGCAGATTGTGCGTCAATTAGCGATACTTTCTCCGCAGAAGCAGTTTGAGTCTTGATCTCGTCTAGCTTTATTTCTTCAATGCGCTGTTGAGCTACAAACCCAGCAGCAGCTAGTTGTAGCTCTCGGTCTGTCTGCATTTGCGCCAGTTTTAGTTCGTGCGATTTGTCTGACTTATCTTGGAAAAAGTCGAGAATCTTAGGCAAACCGCCCATTAGGAAAGACACAAGGGTAGAAAAAATTGTCAGCATTATTCTCTTTCAAGTAAAATTTTTGTTCGTAAATCGCGCATCTTGCGTATTTCAGTAATGGCCGCATTAGTTGCGTTGTTAGCGTCCATAATTACAATTCCGACTAAAGGTATTGCAACTGCAAGGCAAAGAACCATAGCGAGCAAACAGATCAATAATACCCAAGGGACATTGTCTTGCTCGTCCTTATCAGTATTAGTAGACTTATTAACCACAGGGTCACGAATAGAACTGCGCCAAACCATGTCGCATTCTCCTTAAACTTTCTAATCATACGTCGCCGTTTTGCTATAGCCAATTGTATTGCGCGCATTTCTTCCGCATTAGCGACCCGCTGTTCTTCCTGAATCTGGCTCCACATTTTTTCAAAGCGGGTGTATAAATCGCCTAATTCAGCGGGCGCGTTGTAGGTCATCTCAGTGCGAATATCAGCGTACATAGAACTTAATCTACTCCGTATCAAAACGCGTCTTAATGCTCGTCGCCCGATTGATTCTTCGCCTTTGTAGACTTTTTTTGATTCACGCTCTTCCTGCAAAAACAGCTTTTCAATCGAATCATACGCATCCAAAAACTTACCTAAATGTTCGCCAATCTCACCCAGCGCATCATTCGGGTCACTCTTTGCTATTTTCTGAACTCGGTGTACTTCTTCATTAAACTGAATCTTTTGTTCATTCGTTGGATTTTGAATCTTACTAAACTGCGATTTTAGATCATCCAATACGTCTTTTACATCACCTGCTGCATTCTTTATATCTCTATAAAGCTGGCATCCGGCCTTCGCTGCCGCAATGGCCGTATTAGCCGCTGCGATCAGCGCGAACGGCATTTAGTCGCCCAAGATACCGGTGGCCGTAGCTGTAGCAGCTGCGCCAGATAACAACCCAACTGGTCGGCGCTGAGTTCTTATTTGTAATTCTTGCAAAATGGCGCGCTGCTCATCAGGGTTAGATGTAAATAAACGCTTTTGCAATGCCTCAGATGATTCAGAGCTGATGCCTTTTGCTCTAGAAAACAACGTACTAGCCAACGCTCTAGTTGTACCAAGTAAATCACCACGCGCAGCATTTTGAGCAATTTGCGCAATCTCACCAGCGTTTTGCTGAGTAGCTAAACGCTCGGCAGTTGGTGATCCACCAATGACTTTTTTAGCTGTTTTGCCTTGCTCATCAATTGCTTTGATAAACTGAGAGAATTCGTTGTATTTGCTTTGATCTTCAAAAGCTAATCTAACTAATCCCTTTTGATTGTCGCTTTTAAATACTTGGCGAGTAAAATCACCGCCTTTAAAATCGCCAGCACGGTTATTAATATCGGCCATCATACCCATGCGGAAGGATTCTTTTTCAGCGGGGTTAAATGCTTTAATCTTTGCGGCAGCTTCTTTAGGGTCTAACTTTTGATACTTTTGACCCATTTGAAATGCGTCTTGAATTCTTTCTGAATCAGCATATTCAAGATTAGCTTTGCGATAGGCATCATTTTTTGTTTTTATTAAATCGTTAAATTCTTTTCTTGCCCTTGAAACGTCATTTCCATAACCGCTAACTTCTCCAGTAATTGCGTTAGTCTCTTTTTCAACAATGCGATCAAGGCCAATTTTAAGTTGGTGCATTACATCTGTTGGAACACGGCGGTCGCTCAATAACACATCCAATGGTGGCAAAGTTTCGCCACGCGCATCAGCGCGTTTAACTGCTTCTTTGTACGCATTTTTAAATAGATCACGATCCATAAATTTACGGAAATCTTTGGCAAAAACATCTTTGCTATACGCCGCTGGATAGGCTTTCTTTGCGGCCAAACCTTGATCTTCAATTAGCTTGTTTAGTCTTTCGTAGCCATTAGCATTAATGTCTAAACCAGCTTTATTGGCCAACGCTGTAACCACATCATTTTTCTGGTCAATTAAACGACTCTCTAAGAAGTTCTGAGTACCTGTCTTGGCCTTAGATGGCACGGAATAAGCACTATTAGCCAAGCCGCGCAGATTCTCACCAAGATCAGCAATGGTGGCATTAGGTACGCCAATGCGGCGCAGCTCATCCAATGCGGCCATTGCTTCGTTAGGTGTTAAATTGTCTTTTTGCAGGTAGTTGGCAAGAATTTTTGACGATGCAGCTTGTTGATCGCCAATGCCTGACGCATTTAATACGTTACGAATAACGGTGCCAGCACCTTTAAGCGCAACAGGAACTGTACCACCTAACGCACCGCCAAAAATAGAGCCTTTGACCGCTTCTTCTCCGGTGTCTTTGGTTGCATAGCCAGCGCCAGACAAAGCGCCTGTAATGGCTCCCACGGCTGTCCCACGCGCTATTTGGCCGCCTAGTCTTTCACCAGCTAACATTGATTGTGTGCCAGTTTTTAAACGGTTTGCAGCTTGTAAGCTACCAAATGGCACAATCAATCCACCAGCCAATTCCAATGGTGTTTTGACGTTCGGATAGTCTTGACCGAATTGACCTTGCTGAGCGCGCAATTGATTGCGTAAGCGCTCATAGTCAGGGCCGCTAATTCTGCCAGTGCGCAATGCCGCTTCTAATTCATCAGCAAAACCAAATGTAGCGCCTTGCGCTACAGCACGACCAGCCTCTGCCACGCCAGAATATGGCACGGATGGTTGAAATACCGACGTAGATACTTGAGGAGCTTCATCCTGAACGACCGGAGCGTCTTCCCATGCGTTTTTTGCCATTATGGTTTTCTCCTTCTAACACCCTTGTCATCAATAAATACAGTACCCTTTGGCAATGCTGCATAGTCGGCATTAGTAAATACCCGTGGTTCAAATTTAGGTACTTCCAATTTAACTTCTACTGGAGCTAATTTTGAATTAGCACGACGGCGATCAATAGACCCAACATAGTCACCAGCACGACGGGTATTTAAATCACGCAATGTTTGGATAGCTTTAGCGGCATCATTAGCGGATTCAGCTCCCTCTAATTCCTTCGTTGCGCGAGCTGCATCGCCTTCGGTTTGTGTTCCTTTGTTTAAACGTAGCGATTCGTTTATTATTGTCTTTTTAAAGCGCTCAAAATCATTACGTGCTACCACATCAGGATCATTAGAACCTAATGCGCTTCGTGCGGTAATACTTAATCGATCTTTTAATCCAAATTTAATATTTCCAGACTGAATGCTATTTAAATACTTATCAGCATCGTTTGCTAAGTTAATCGCTGCTGTTGCTGCCTCATAATCAGCATCTTCAGCTTTTTGAATGCCAGGAGGTAATGGTTTAGCAGCTTGAGTTAGATCAGATAATGCTTTTCTATCCAATGCTTTTTGTCTATTTTCATTAGCCAAAAATTCTCGTTGCAATCTAGCTTGCTCTGCGCGAGAAGCATTATTTTCACGAGCTATAGCCAAATCTCTATCAAATTTTTCTTGACGCGCTTGAGCATCATTAGCTGCTTTATCTGCTAATTCTTGTTTGCGCTGTTCAAGTTTTGCTTGAGATTCTTCCGTGCGTCTTGTTCTTTCAGCTTCTGCCGTCTGAGCGCCTTGCAATACACTCAATATTTTTTCTGGTGGGCCATACTTGGAAACAACAGCAAGAATTTGCTCGTTAGTAGCTGTTGGACTAAGATTGCCAAGCTCTCGACGTAAATTTTCTTCTTGTGTAATACTTAATTCTGTTTTTACAGCAGTGGCTGTCTTTGAGCGCATATCGGCCATATTCTTAGCCAAATCATTAGCAGCAGAAATCAAACCTTGCGCAAATTCAGGATCAAATCCTTGTGCCGCATTAGCCGCACGAAGCATAGAATTTGGGTCGTTTAAATCAATACGTGGCATCCCACCAGCGCCAGTCAACATTTGCTGACGCATAGTAATTTTTTTAAGTTGTGGGTCTTCACCACCAAGCAAACGGGCACCAGCACCAGCTAACTGCCCAGCGCCTTGATAGATGCCAAAGTTAGCTCTCTGAAATGGATCAAGTTCAGCAAACTGAAGCGCTTGATTTCGCGCCGTTTGTTGCTGCATCATGTTGTATTGCTCTGGCGATGTAAATAGCCCTAAGATTTCGCTTGCCATAACTGCTCCTTAATTTTATAACGCGCCGCCAAAATCACCGCCAGGGTAATAATCATAAGCACTTCGACGATACATATCGCCTCCTATTAGCGCAGATGGAGCGTACGTTCTTTGAGGAGTTACTGACGATAAATCGTACGATCCTGTTGGCGACCCACCACCACCACCAAATAAACTATTTACGCCTTGCTGAATATACGGATTATTCGCAGCACCTTGTAGCGCAGTTCCAAACGGACTGTAAGCATTAGCTTGCTGCATAGTACGTGCTGCATTTAATCCACCTGTCAGCAATGCTTGCCCAACATTACCTCCGGCTGTAGCCGCACGGCCACCTAGCTGTGCGCCAATATCCAACGGCTGCTGGCCAAGACTTTCTAATGTACTTGCGCCACCAAGGTACGTCGTAAACGGATTTAGCGCGCCTACTTGACCCGCTTGGAATTGACCTAACAATCCAGCGCCTTGGCCAAACAAGCCCGTACCAAATGCGAGCTGTTGTTGACCGGCCTGTTGAGCTTGGGCAGATAACGCTGCGTCTTGCTGCGCTATTGCGTTGTAGTACGCTTCTAGTTCTGGATTACTAGCGCCAAGGCCAGCACCGCCCCCTGGTCGCTCACCTGTAGCGCCAACTGCTAAACCACCTCTACCAGTATTAAACAGTTGGTTTTGCAGTTGTGCGTATTGACGCTCACGGCTAGGCGCTAACAAATCTTGCTGACGCTGCATGTACTGAGCTGCTACTTCGTCAGGCGACTGAGCAAGATATTGTTGGCCTAAGTTAAATAGACTGGACGCCGCTCCAGTTAACGGCTGGTATTGACCTCTAGCAGCTTCAGCATCTGTTAGAGCGCCACCAGTAAGCGCCATTAAACGATCTTGATAGGCTTGTAGCTCGGGGGATACGTTATATCCAGCGCCAGATAAGCGTTTAGTTTTTGGGTCAAATTGAAAATTACTTTGGCCAAAGCGAGTCGTTACCCCTATAGGACGAAAGCGAGATTCTTCAGCAGCAAGCCTAGCGGCTCTTAATTGAGCATCTGCTGATGTTTCAGCGGCAGATTTTGCCGCCTCGCCTTGCATATATCCACCGAGTAAATTTGCGCCCGCAGCAACAAAAGCTAACGGCATATCAATCCCCTTTAATTAAAACGTCATCCACCTTGGACGGGTCTTTTTCATCCGTCGCATGGATACAAAACCATACACAATCGCTCATGGCCTTAATGCCATGAACCACATTTGCTTCAATATTTATACAGGCCGGCGCATCAACTATCTCAATGACGTCGCACTTCATAACTGCTACTTTACCTTTAGCCAAAATAGATAGATGACTAAAGTTATGCGTGTGCTTCATAATAGCCGTGCCAGCAGGAACAAACGCTTCCTTGGCATACAAACCATCAGAAAAATGGTGGGTAATACCACCACCCAAATCTTCAAGTACGGCGCTCATAGATTAATCATAAAGAATGTTAACGGTACCGGAGGCGTCAAAAGTCTGAGTGCCATCAATAGTAAATTGTAGTCTAGTTAACGCTGCCGAAAGCGATTTATACCCTGCACTATGTCTAAGTGTGGCAGTAGATATTCCTAAGTTACCTGATTCAACCCATGTATTACCGCTGAGATTTACTAGAGTAATAATGCCGCCGTATAAATTAGCGGCTGAGTTTGAATTTACTATTTTAAATCCTGTCGTAAAATTTTCTGCTGTTCCTGCGGATGTGCTAACCGCGCCAAGATAATTAGTTATTTCATACGAGCTAGATGTTCCTAGCTGAATCAATACGTCACCCGTTCCTGACGTAGATAAACCGGCAATAGCTATCGTAATTCGTTTTACCCAGGCAGGAATAGAAGTAAACTCAAATGACGTACCAGATGCAGTTACGACTGTTGCCGCAGTAAGTGTATTGATTGTTACTGCACCAGAACTTCCGTTAACGCTAGTTACTCCAGAATTAGCAATAGTAGGGTTTCCCGATACCCCATCACCGTTTGTTACTGTGATTCCAGTTCCGGCAGTAATTGTTCTGGCTGTTAATGTGTTTGCTGCGGTTCTAGCCGCAATACCATTAGCAGCAGTATCTGCAACAGTACCTAGATTGGCTCTAGCATTAGCTGCCGTTGATGCGCCCGTGCCGCCATCGGCAACGGTTATATCCGTAATTCCAGTAATTGAACCGCCAGTAATTGTTGCGCTAGCAGTCGATAAAGCATTAAACGTCGCAGTTCCACTAAAGCTCGGGCTTGCTGAATCTGCTTTAGTAGCTACCGCAGTAGCAATATTATTAAACTCGGTGTCAATCTCCGTACCCTTTACAATCTTGTTCGCGTCGCCTGAAGCTAGCGAGTCTTTAGATGCAAAGTCGGTTGATTTGGTATAGTTAGACATCTGCCGCCCCTTAGCTTATACGGCCACGCTTGGCCAAAATTTCAATCTTTTGAATAGATAATTCAAATCCATTAACTTCTGCTTCATAGCCTGTTTGAACGATTTTCCCCGATCCGCTAGCTTGCGCGTTTACCGTTTGAACTACAATACCGCCGGAATACTCCGCAAGTGGATCACCATTAGCGCCATATTCAGCAACGCCATATTCAGCAACGGTTTGTGTCGGTATCGATATGTTTTCGGACAAATAGTTACCGCTAAAATCATACCCCCACTTAATGGTGACAATTTGATTACTTCCACCAATTAATACCGCCGAAATTCGTTTAATAATCGACGTAATAGATTGATCACCTAAATCAGCATGATTGGTGTAGTAATACAGTCTATACGTTGAGGTATAGTCAAGATACCCATTATATTTACCAACATATCCATTCTTACCAATAAGCAAATCGCCATTGCGCAACGCATAGAGTGCTGTCGGTTCAATCTGAGTCCACGTGGTTACCCGCGACGAACCATCTTGCATCACATTTCGCGTATCAAACACATAAACTTGTTTTGCCGTAGGAAACGTCAGCAAATAAAACGCATCAACTTCTGAATAAACAGCTTTAATATTCGCCGGAGTTTCACCCGCTACTAACTGCATCAGATCGTTACGAACATTCTTGCTTAAGTCACGAAATGGCGCTGACTTTTCCTGAATGGTTCTAAGCACGGAGCGCACACCGCTGTTTGACAAAAATACGACATCGGTGTTTGTACTTTGAATCGAATCACGGTATTGGCAGCCGATACCTACCACGGTATCGTACAACGACATCGTGCTAGGTGTTGTTGCGCCTTGATATACTAAAATCTGCCGTTTACCAAAGATAAACAAAAATCCATTGTGCGCTGCTAATCCAGTTATCTCGTCAGCACCATTTGCCCATACGTTATTTATGTTTAACGTACCCGATGAGCCACCGGTATAAATATGGCCAGAAAGTAAATCAGAAAAGGTTAGTGTTGTTTTGTTCGTTGTTGTGTTAGCTATCCATAATCGACCATAAGCTGAGATGCAGATATTGCCTTGAGGAACCGTACCCGCATAACCTGTTTTTTCACTTACTCGGCGATACGTTGTTGTGCTAACCGCTGGGTCATAAATTAATGGGTCATATCCAGACTGAAAAAAATACGTTATTCCATTAAGCGACGCACATTGCCAATTATTAGCTGTAATAGTTGGGGCGGTGCCGCCGCCGCCGTAGGTCAATTCAACTACACTTGAACCACTTAGCTTGAATAACTTATTGTTTCCGGCAAATAATGTAGTAACAGTGCCATCTGTTTCCACCAGCTCATGAATTACGCCAACATTATTAGCGCCAAGATTGCCTGATGTAGTGTTTTGTCTTGACCAGCCTTTGCGAGCGCCAATTCGACCATATTGATCAATAACGCAATTAATCGCAGTCAAGGCAAAACCAGACGCTAAATCAAGCGGCGAGTCTTGCGTATTCAGGCCGTAAAAGCCTGGCGCGGATACACTAAAGCGTTCTAGTGTTTGACTCATGTTGGAACGAACTCCTGCGTTTCAGGAAAGCGAGTAGCTTCTAACGAAATGTAATCCGATAGCATAGAGCGATATAGGTTGTAGGCTTCAGATGACGATAGTCCACCATCTTCACCACGCTCAACCAAGGCTCTGGCGTAGGCATTTTGTTCAACTAATGTATCCGGCACCAATATAGATGTGCCATCAGTTGCCAACGTATTCTGTGGAATGGTCAGGAAAAACTTGATGCTATAGACTCCGTCAGGACGTCCATATAGCTGAACTTGAGCGTCACCATTATTGTCAACGCCCTCAAAGCAATATTGTGCTGGGATGTTAGTGACAATTGGTGTGAAATTTTGCTTTTGACGCATATCAGACACGCTAATGTTTTGCATGACGACATTGCTGGTGGTATTTAATGGATCGCTAGATACGCGGAATTTCTGGCCAGCGCCTGTCAATGAATAAACATACGTATTGGCAAC